GTAATGCTTTATCATCATTTATACAATCTGGTGACGGAGATATTGCAGATGGTGAGACATTTAGTTTTATTAATAAAGTTATACCAGATTTTCAAAGTATGACTGGTAATGCTATAATAACTCTTAAAACTAGAGATTATCCTAATGATACAAGGACATCTGGAGAGGCTATTACAGTAAATAATGCTACTAGATTTTATAATACTAGAACTAGAGGTAGACAATCTAGTCTTAGAATAGAAAACACTGGTATTGGCGATAATTGGCGGTTTGGAACAATAAGAATTAATATTAGACCTGATGGTAAAAGATAAATTTAAAATAAGACAAGCACGTATTGACGATGCTGTTAGAATACGTGAGCTTTTAAAAACATGGTTACCAGAATCACCATATAAGTTTGGTAACGTAAATAATAAGAAATTACTGGATCATATTATATTTTACATTAAAAATAGTTTTGTTATAGTAGTAGAATATGAAAAGGTTATTATAGGAACTATGGCTGCCACTGTAGACGAAACCTGGTACAGTGACAAAAAGTTTTTAAGAAGTTTATGGCTTCACGTAAATCCTAAGTATCGTAATTTTCATATTTTTAGAGCTATTATGATAGTCTTTAAAGAATACGCAGAAAGTAAAAGATTAACTGCTTTATGCGAAATAACACAAGGTAAAGACGTAGAAAGAAAGCATAACGCCTTTATTAAATTAGGGTATAAAAATATTGGAGGAACATATATAATCAATGGGTAGTCTTTTCAAACCATCTACAACAGTAGTTCAAGCGCCAAGTCAACAAACAGTAACTTCGCAAATACCAGAATATTTTAAAGAAATACAAGAACGTACTTTAAGACGTGCTGAGAATGTTTTTAACGAACCTTATACAGCTTTTCAAGGTCAACGTGTAGCTCAACTATCGCCACAAGAACGACAAGTTGCTAATGTATTTAGTAATCAAATTTTACCACAAGCAGGTCAACTTGCACAAATTGGTGCACAAACTTTTGATACTGCAACTGCTCAACAATATATGAATCCTTATACTAATAATGTAATTCAATCTACATTATCAGATTTAGGAGAAGCATTTGGTCAACAAGAAAGGTCAATGGCAGCAACAGCAGTAGGTGCCGGAGCTTTTGGTGGTTCTAGAGAAGGTGTAGAGAGAGCTTTATCTAGAGAAAGATATTTAGATCAAGTGGCAGATACATCTGCTAGATTAAGACAAGCAGGTTTTGAATCAGGTGCACAAAGATTTGCTGCAGACAGAGC